GCTATTGCTTGCTCATTTAACAATAGTTCCGATAACAAACAATTATCGGAAATGCAGCATAGGTTGTATTGCGCCAGGCAAGCAGGCGTTTCATACGTTTTATAAGGCAAATAGGGGGGGTTTTGTTTAGACCCTACCACCGAAACAAAAACTGGCGTCAGCGATATTGCGTTGGAAGGTACACACATACAAACTACAAAAACCCAAATGAAAAACCCTAAATACAAAGCTCTAGTAATGGTTGACGATATGACTAATTCAGTAATAGTTATGTTCAATGGATTTGAAGATTACGAAGATGCTTGGTGCTTTAGCCAACACATTACAGAAGAACTAGAACTAGATAAGATACCAGTTGCTAAACCTATGACTGTCCATTAAGGATAGAGGGGTTTTATTTAAAAATGCCAGTATTTGAGATTCCATACAAGCCAAGAGAATTGCAAAAATTTTTGCATGATAAAATCTCTAAGCACCGATTCTCAGTATTGGTCTTGCACCGAAGAGCTGGTAAGACTGTGATGTGTATTAATCACATGATTAGAGATGCGATGTACACCAAGAAGCCAAATTCTAGGTACGCATTTATCTCTCCAACTTTTAAACAAGGTAAAGCAACAGCTTGGGATTACATCAAAACCTTTGGTGGTAAAATTCCAGGAGTTAAGTTTAACGAATCAGAATTAAGAGCTGACTTTCCAAATGGCGCAAGAATTACAATTCTTGGCGCTGAGAATGACCAAGCTCTAAGAGGTATATTTTTAGACGGTTGTATTTTAGATGAAACACAAAGTATTGCCCCAAACCTATTTCCTGAAATCATAAGACCATCTTTGGCAGATAGAAAAGGATGGTGTGTTTTTATTGGAACGCCAAAAGGTAAAAATTATTTTTTTGAATTATACCAATACGCCCAAAAGACAGAAGGTTGGTATTCATCATTACACAAAGCATCTGAAACAAAGATACTAGATGATGATGAATTAAAGGCAGCAAAGTCAATCATGTCAGATGACTTGTTTGACCAAGAGTTTGAATGTTCTTTCCAAGCAGCAATAACAGGTTCTTATTACGGATCTATTATTGAGGATGCCGAAAAGAATGGTAGGGTTATAGATAATTTATACGACAAAGAACTACCGGTTGAAACATGGTGGGATTTAGGAATGAATGATTCTACTGTTATTTGGTTTGCCCAAAGACACAAAGGCGAAATAAGATTAATAGATTTTTACGAAAACGCAGGCGAAGGATTAGACCACTACGCAAATATTATTGATAATAAAGGTTATAAGTATTCAAGACATATTGCTCCACATGATATTAAGGTTAGAGAATTAGGAGCTTATGGTAAATCAAGGTTGGAAACTGCATTAGAATTAGGTATAGCATTTGAGGTTGCGCCTAAACTATCTTTAGAAGATGGGATTGAAGCAGTAAGAAAAGTTCTACCTACCTGTTGGTTTGACAAAAACAAATGCCATTATGGTATGGAATGTTTAAAGTCATATCAAAAAAAATGGGATGACTTAAACCAATGTTTTAGGAATAGACCAATACACAATTTTGCAAGCCATGCCGCTGACGCTTTAAGAACAGGAATAGTTGGCTACGGAATTGAGATGACAAATTGGAAAAAAAAGATAGAAGTAAATACGAACTATATTGTTTAATATGAAATCAACTAAAGACAGAGACCAAAGCTCTTATATTGACGTTCAAGATGAGATGTCAGATTTCTTAAGTGAGAGAGAAAAAAAATTAATTGAAGAAGGATTATACCCTGAAGAAAAACCATTTTACTTTAGAGATATACCTGAGGGTGAAGAAGGTGGTGATTTAGTTAAAAATAATAATAAAAACAAATCACAATTCTTTGCACAATATTTTAAGTCAATGAACTAATATGGCAAAATTAACAGATACAGAAATAAAGAATATTATCAGTACAGAAATAAATTCATCATTAGGTTATTTGGGTGGACAATTATCTGAACAAAGAAAAAAATCTGTTGAATATTATTTAGGAGAAAAACTAGGTACTGAAATAGATGGTCGTTCTCAAGTTGTATCTACTGACGTTGCTGACACTATTGAAACTATACTTCCAAATCTTCTTAGAATTTTTACAGCATCAGATAGAACTGTTGTTTGCGAACCAGTCAAAGCAGAAGATGTTGCTCTTGCTGACCAAGCTACAAATTATATTAATTATATTTTTAATAAAGATAATCCAGGTTTTACAATTTTATATAGTTGGTTCAAAGATGCGCTTTTAGAAAAGAATGGTATTGTCAAAGTTTATTGGGATGAAAGCAAAAAATATGAACATGAAACATATCAAGATCTAAATGAAGATTCTTACCAATCTATTATTAATGATGAAAACGTTGAGGTTATAGAACACTCAGAAGAAGAAGATGAGTCTCAAGACGAACAAATTAAAGCATTAGAAGCAATAGCAGCTCAACAAGGTCAAATATTAAATTTACCAAGACCAAAGAAACATAACCTTAGAATAAGAAGAAGTTCTGACGAAGGTAGAGTTAAAATTGAAAACGTACCACCAGAAGAATTTTTAATACAAAGAAATGCTAAGACAATACAAGATTCAAATTTTGTAGCGCATAGAACTACTAAGACAAGAACTGAATTAATTCAAATGGGTTATGATAAAGACATCATAGCTACATTACCACACTCACAAGAAATTATTTTTAACTCTGAAAAATTAACTAGATATTCTGATATAGACGAATATCCATTTACATCTTCTCCAGATTCTTCAACAGATGCAATTGACGTTTTTGAATGTTATGTAAGATTAGATTTTGATGGAGATGGTCTTGCAGAATTAAGAAAGATTACAGTTGTTGGAGATACTTCTGATGCAATATTAGATAACGTTGAAGTTGATTCAATTCCTTTTTGTTCATTAACTCCAATACCAATGCCACACAGATTTTATGGCAGATCAGTTTCAGAATTAGTACAAGATATTCAATTAATTAAATCTACAGTTTTAAGACAGTTGTTAGACAACATGTATCTAACAAATAATAATCGTATTGCGATTATGGATGGAATGGTAAATCTTGATGATTTATTAACTGCCAGACCAGGTGGAGTTGTAAGAACAAAACAACCGCCGTCTCAAGTTATGTTGCCAATGCAGAACCAAACAATTTCTGCTCAAGCATTTCCATTACTTGAATACTTAGACACAGTTAGAGAAACAAGAACTGGTGTTACAAGATACGCACAAGGATTAGACGCTGATAGTTTAAATAAAACTGCAACAGGAATTAATACTCTAATGACGCAAACACAAATGCGTATGGAGTTGATTGCTAGAATATTTGCTGAGACTGGTGTTAAAGAATTATTTGAAAAGATTTTTGAATTAACAGTTAAATACCAAGAAGTAGAAAGATTAGTACAATTAAATAATGTATTTATTCCAGTAAGACCAACTGAATGGAAAGATAAATATAATATTAATATTGTAGTTGGATTAGGTTCTGGTTCTAAAGAACAACAATTAGTTATTTTAAACAGTATTCTTGAAAAACAATTACAAGCATTTACTTTGCAAGGTAATAAAGAATACCCAATGGTAACGTTAAAGAATATTTATAATACGTTATCTAAAATGATTGAAAATGCTGGTCTTAAAAACACAGAGAATTACTTTGTTAACCCAGATGTTGGTATGCAGTATGTTCAACCACCGCAACCACCTGCTTTAACGCCTATTGAAAAGATTGAATTCACTAGAATAGATAGTGAAAACAAGAGAAAACAAGCTGACTTAGAATTACAATTTAAAGAATTACAACTAGATAGTTCAAAAATGCAGCTTGACTTTCAAACAAAAATGAAAGAATTAGAGTTAAAGTATAATACACAGATTGACGTTGCAAAATTACAAGGAGAAGTTAATTTAACAAAAGCTAGATTAAATAATGCTTCTAAAAATTTAACAGCAGCTCAAAAAGCAACACAAGAATTTGGACAACAAGTACAGGAATTAAATGCAACAACAGGATCAGGCGAAACTCCAATCGGAAGTTAGTAGATCGGAAAAAGCAAAGTTGGTTTTACAAGAACCAATATTTGTAGAAGCAATTGAAACTTTAAAGAAATTATATTCTCAAAGTTTATTAAACACAGGTGTTAATGAACAAGATGCTAGAGAAAAATTATGGCTAGCATTTCAGATAGTTCAAAAAGTTGAACATCATTTTATTGAGATTATGGAAACTGGAAAACTTGCTAAAAAACAATTAGAAGATTTCAGACAATCCATTGAAAAAAAAGAATTCTAATAATAAAAATTAGGATAGGTCAACCGCTTTATAGCGGAACTTCAACTAAAAGGAGACAATATGTCAGAGTTAAAAGCCAACCCTGTTAAGGGAGCTGCGTCTGATTTGCAGATAGCTGCAAAATCAATTACAGGATTGCTTAATCCGCAAACTGGAAAGATTAACGAAAAAAAAGCTGAGGTTGTAAAACCAGAAGCTAGAAATGAATTTGAGCAAGAAGCTCCAGTTCAAAAACAAGAACAAGTCGTTTCTGAAGAACCAATAAACCAGGAATCTGAATCAGATCAACCTGAGGTTACAGATGAAACGCAAACAGAAACAGAACAAGAGACTAGTGATGTTTCTGAAACTGACGTATCTCAAGAACAAACAGAAGATATTCAGAAAGAACCTGATTCCACCTTTACTGTAAAAGTAGCAGGTCAAGAACTAAAGGTTACCTTAGATGAATTAAAAAAAGGTTATTCCAGAGATGCTGACTACCGTAGAAAGACAGAAGAATTATCTTTTGAAAAAAAGCAATTCCAGTCTGAAACGGAGCAACAAAGGCAAGACTATTCCAAACGTATTACGGAATTAAATCAAATACTTGCTTTTACACAACAGCAATTAAATTCAGAAATCAACAATGTTGATCTGAATAAATTGTATGAAGAAGATCCTGTTGAAGCTACAAAAGTAGAACGTCAAATTCGCCTTAAAAAAGAGAAGATGATGGACGCTGCTAATAAGCTACAACAAGAACAACAAAGACAACTAAGCAGTTATGTACAAGAGCAGCAAAGAATCTTGGCAGAAAAAATGCCAGAATTTAATGATGCTCAAAAAGCTAGTACAACTAAAAACAATTTAAGAAATTTTTTAAATTCTTATGGATTTAAAGATGCTGAGATTGGACAAATCTATGACCATAGAATTGTTATGTTAGTTAATGATGCTTTAAAGTATCGTAACGTTAAGAATGTCAAACCTGTTTCAGCTGCGCAAGCATCTAAGCCAGGTAAGTTTTTATCTTCAGGTGTGAAAAAAGACAGCAATGATATGAACTTCCAAAGACGTAAGGAAAAGTTAGGTCGTCTCAAAAAGACAGGCAATGTCAAAGATGCCGCAAGTATCTTTTATGACATTATAACTAACAAAAAATAAAAGGAAAAAAAATGGCTATAGTATCAGGCACATTTACAAAGTACGATGCGATTGGACTTAGAGAAGATCTTTCAGATATTATCTATAACATATCGCCTACAGACACTCCTTTCATGTCTAGCATACCGCAAAGTAAAGCGACTGCTGTAACACATGAATGGCAATTAGACTCATTAGCAGCAGCTAGTGGATCAAACGCACAAGTAGAAGGAAATGAAGTAACATTCTCTACTCCTACTGCGACTACAAGAAAATCTAACGTTACTCAAATTTCAACTAAATCAGTTGTTATTTCTGGAACATTAGAAGCAGTTAATAAAGCCGGAAGAAATTCTGAGCTTGCATACCAAATCTCTAAAGCATCAAAAGAGCTTAAGAGAGATATGGAAACATCACTTCTAGCTAATACAACTGTAGCAGCTGGAAATACATCAACAGCTAGAACTTTAGCTGGGATTGTTTCTTGGTTAAAAACAAACGAAAGCACTTCAGGAACTGCTCCTTCAACTTCTGGTACAGCTACTAGAACTGATGGAACTCAAAGAGCTTTCACAGAGGATCAACTAAAATCTGTTATCAAACAAGTGTGGGATAATGGTGGCGACCCTTCAATGGTTATGGTTGGTTCTTTCAACAAACAGAAACTTTCTGGATTTACAGGTGGATCTACAAGATTTGACCCAGCTGAAAATAAAAGATTAGTTGCTGCAGTTGATGTTTATGAATCTGATTTTGGTGCTTTACAAGTAACACCAAACAGATTTCAAAGAACTAGAGATGCTTTAATTATCACTCCAGATCTTTTTGCTGTATCTTACCTAAGAGATTTCTCTTTAGAAGATCTTGCAAAAACTGGTGATGCTATGAAGCAATTCTTAGTTGCTGAATATACTCTTGAATCAAGAAACGAAGCTGGTTCAGGAATTGTTGCAGACTTAACAACATCATAATATAATACTTATGGGGGGGAATAGTCTCCCCCATGAACAAACAATTTTGTTTGGTCTTTGAAGTCTTAAAGGCGGAACGAAGCAAACATAGGAAAAAAAATGCGAACACTAAATGACTACTTTTTAACAGTACAACTAACAGACGTTTCAGCTGCTAGTTCTGTTAACGTTGCAGTACCTGATGATGGAAATATTATTAAAATTATTTCTGTATTAGGTGGTGCAATAACTACTGCAGACTCTGCTGTTATAACAAAAATAAATGGAACTACTGTTACAGGTGGTGGATTTACAGTTGCTTATACAAGTTCAGCTGCAGGAGATATTGATACAGCTGCACCAACAGCTTTAAACTCTGTCAAAGAAGGTGATTATATCACTATTACTTCTGATGGTGGATCTAGCACAACTCAACCAATTACTGTTACATTAGTAATTAGAAGATAATTATA